GTAGTCAAATTTTTTGCTTCTTGATTTTGTGATGAGAGAGCTTCTCCAGTAGTAGGATTTATACTCCAAGAAGCCCAACCAGCATTTATACCTATTTTTATAGGATTACCTTGCTTATCAACACTTAATTTAATAGAAGTGGCAACTTTACCAGACGGTGTTGTAACTTTTGTTAGAGCTTGGTTTGGTTGTAATTTTAAGGTCTTAAGAAAAGACATTAATTCTGCTCTTTGTTGCATAATTTTATTATTAGCAACTTCGTCAATACGGGTAACGCAGCAGCCACGACCTTTGTAAGAGTTAATAAGTTCTAGAAAGTATTTCATAATACGAAAAAACCCGCCTATAGTATTTATAGGCGGGTTTCCAAGAAAATTTTAGTTACTTCATGTTGTTCCTTGTCGAACATTTCTAAAGTCTAGGAAATCATACTTGAATGAAACTTCCAGGGTGTGGAACTCGTTAGTTGAGTAATTAAGTTCACTTGGTTTAAAGCTCATTGGATAAACTCCGTAATACTCAAGAACCGCGTGAGGCTCCTTAACGTTATCTAGGAAGAGAATCTCAAGTCTGTTTGCTTTGAAGTGTGGAGTGCCTCCGCCTCCTGGACGAGTGTTCGAGACTAGGTTACCAGTAAGAGGATCGTAAACACTTTTAAACCACTTCCAAAGAGTAGGGGCAGTTTGTCTCAGGTAAAGATGATCGAAAGTTATCGTTAGTTCTTCTTGAGTCATCTTACCAGGGTAGTAAACTTTATCGTTTAAGCGGTCCACTGTAATAGACTCAACACTAATGCCTCCTGGGCTAACTTGCTTTGCAGCAAGGGTCAGGTCCTGTTGATTAAGGTTGCTGTCTGCTCCATCTGATGGAATGTTATAAAAGTGAACTTCAAACTGATAAGCTCTTACTGAATCAAGTTCCGTGGAGATAACAGGTAGTGACTCACCTGCGTTAAATGTTCTCCTAAAAGCTTCAGACCTTGAATAATATGATTGTGGCGTTGACATAATTTTTTTTCCTTATTTATTACCCTGAAATTTTAGCTGATTGTGAGGTTACATTGATTTCAAATACAACAGCTTCCGCAGCTTTTGTTGGCTTAATAAGAATCTTACACCAAACTTCGTTGCGATCAACCCTTACAGGAGTATTTACTGTCTCATCACATATTACTCTAAATTCAGTGATACCTCTGCGTTTGCTAATGTCATCTAGCAATGGGTTTACAGTGTCTTCAATCTGAGCCCAAAGAATTGAATCATTAGGTTCGAATGCGAATCTTTGAGTTGAGAGGAGAAGAACCTTTCTGATATAAATCATCAGCATTCTTACATTGATTCTATCAAGAGCAGTTGGGTTTCGTTGTGCCGTTCTTTGACCAAAGATAGTGATACCTTGCTGCGGGAAGTTAACAATTGGGTTGATTGCATTACCACCGCTATACATAGAGTCTCTATCTCCTTGGTTTAATACAGTCTGGACTTCAAAAGGCTTAGTTAGCCGACCTCTCACAAAACCAGCAGGAGCAAACCAAAGTTCTGAAGTTCCTGCGGTGTAAGCGATTTGTCGGGCTCCGTAAACCGCTGGGTCAATCCAGACATCTCTACCTAGGCTGGGGATGAAGGTGTGGACCCAAGGCCAGTAGATAGCAGCGTAAGATGAATTGATTGCGGCTGTTCTATCGTCTGAGAAACCGTTTGACCAATCAATTGCTTCTTGAGTAGTATCTGCGGCAAGGTATGGAGGAGCCACACAAGCAATGAAGTTTTGGCTAGTTTCTGCTAGAGTAATCAGAGCCTGTTGAATTTGCTGCGTGTGGAGACCCGGCACTATACCAATCGTCAGGTTCAGAAGATCGTCATCTAGAGCATAGATACCCGTCTTTTCCGATGGATCTCCAATAACAACTGGGTTGTAGACCGCCTCAGTTTTTGAGGAGCCGCTGTTGCCCCCAGTCATTGCGTAAGTTCCTTGAACAAGCTTGACGAATCTTGGGTTGGCTGCTGGGACAGAAGTCCCATTAGTTCCTGAAACCATATCAACGTCAGCCAGAGTAAGGAGGCTTGTGATTCTATCACTGAAAGCACCCATTTGCTCTGGGCTTGCAATTTTTGCAGTGCCTTCAACGATATTACCTTGAATATAATCTGAAGTCCTGTCTTCGCTGCCTTGATTGATGACATCAGTGATAAAGTTATTGTTAGCGATAAAGCTAGATTTAAAGCTTTCTCGCACTGATCCTTCATCGTTTAGAGATACTATGAATTTGGCTCCACCTACAGCGTCAATCTCAACACTATTTCCGCTGACTGTGCCGTCTGATTTAGTTCCTAAGTTGTAACCATGACCTGGGTAAAGGCTTTCTACAACATAAGAAGCTTCTGAGGTTAGAATTGATGAACCTCTGACAGTGATTTCATCAGTTACAGTAGCCCCAATAGGGACCCCACTCTTATCTAAAGCCATGAATACAGGTGCTGTAGCAGAGAGATACAGGCTTGCGCCTGATCCTGCGTAAGAGCCTACGATAAATCCATTTACATATCCACTGTCGTCGTCGGTTGAAACAGCTTGAGGAGTCTTAACTCCGTTTGCATCCACTGAGAATGGATAAGAAGCGGAAATCTTTGCTCCATCAAAATCAATCCCAAAAATACCTGCAAGAGCATTAAATTGGCTGTTGTAGCCAGTAGATGGTATAGTGTAATACTTGTCGAATAGGTAACCAGAAGCTCCTGTATGATCAGTGACTCTGGCTAATACCGTTAGTCCGTTTGTCACACCGAGGCTATTGGCACTTACTGCGACCGCTGGGCAGACTCCTAAGGGCACTGTTGCAGAAGCATTTTTTGCACTATCAGTCGCCACTCGGACATAATAAAGTCTGTTAGTAGCTTCTAAGATTTCTAATGCTCCAATAATCCCTTGACCAGCAATGGATTCATCAGGAAGACCAAAGGTGTCTACCAGTCTTTCTGCGTTAGTGATAAGAGTTGGGACATCGACTGGACCTTTTTGAGCGAATCCAACGACACCCACAGTTGTGGAATCAATTGTTGCAGGATAGTTTGAGAAATCCTTTTCAATTACATAAACGCCGGGACTCACTATATTTACCATTTTATACTCTCTCTAATCTTAGAATTTTTTTCTTTATCATTTTTCTGATTTGATTTGATAGTTGATTTTCAGGAATCAAAACAGACTCTTTTGGACTGAACCAAAAAGACGAAGGACCAGATTCGGTAACCAAAAATACATTAAAGCCTTGTCTAGAAGTGTTAACAAGTTTTACTAACATTACTTCTCCTTAATCACTAAGCCACCAGCATTGATCTTGATACTATCACCAGCATTGATAGATCTACCTTTGTTAGTGCCATCAAACAATTCATAGGCAAGGTAAGCCGAACTAGCAATGGAAGCCACATCGCTACACAAAGCATACCCAGAAACGTTAAAGTTTGCAGGAGCATCAGGCCAATCAATTGATCCACCATCGCTTATAATTTGCATTGAGTCAGTGTTAGGGTCTTCGCTAATTGAGACGAGTTTATTTTGCCCTAAAGCAACTCTGTAGTCTCCTGCTGAAACCTCGCATAATGCTATGTCAGCGCCGGAGTATGGAGGATCTCCTAAATTTTTGTCTGATGGTATTGCACTAAGTAAGGCTACGTAAACCTGATTAATCTGGGGAAGGTCTTGACCTGAAGCCATATACTTTAGTATATTAGTGGCAAAGTCTATTGTTTTTGCTGCTGACGCCATAATGTATCTCCTTATAAGTATTTATCAATCATCTCTAAATTTTATAGTGTATTTTTCTTAATTAATTCAATAGCTCTAACTCTTGTAGACTCAGTATTCAATATTGTTAATTTATCATCAACTCCAATTGATACAGGTTGAGTGAAAGGAACTGTAAATAGTGGAGTAATTCTATTAATATCTCTTGAAACTAGGTAGAAAACTAAACCTAATACGTTTCCCCAAGCTAGAGAGGCTATAGGAAAAGCTATCTCGCCTTCATATACTGTTGCTACACCACTAACCCCCAAAGGAGTATTTACTTCAGATGGGCTAGAAAATAATGTTCTATTTATCTGAACCGGATAATAAGACCCAGTTGTAATTTGAGGATTTTTCACTCCAGGAAGATAGGTTGTCGCTGTCACTGGGGAGTAAAGTTCTTTAGCCCCTTCCCACCCATCTTTACCAGTTATTGGTAATGCAGATAATAAACCCACAAAAATGCTTCCATCGAACATATCTAAGAATACAGGATTAGTGAATCCTGTGTTTATGTTTAATAGATTTAATTCTGCTTTCGCTAAGTAAGTTGTTTTCATCTTATTGGTGTATAAATTTCTGCATTAAATTCTTCAATCTTTCCTGTATTAGTTATCACAAATTTTGGACTTGAAACATAAGATTGAACATCTATTGTAAAGACTTTTCTAATTACTCTATCCTGACCATCAGGAATATCTGTCTCAGAATTTTCTGATTCTTCTAATAAGAAAGCCTTTGTAGAATTATTATAAGAAGTAACTAGATCCATATCTGGGTTAAACATTCTATGGACTTGTTCAGTAATGTGGTCCATGTCTTCTTGGTATTTAGTCCAAATATTTAACCTATAAGTTATATTTACAGGAGTTGGAGCTAGTCTAGCTACTCTAACTGCTCTCTGTTTCTCAGCATCCCAATACTTATCATAAACTATTAGGGATGCTGATCTTCTTCTATTTTCATCAGATTTGTTACCTAGTCTGTAAACAGATGCTACAGGTAACACAAAATTAGATTCCTGCTTTAATTTTGCAACAACCCTCTCAGCAGAACCGTGCCAGCAAGGAACCTTAACAATTTTATTCTCATCATTTTTATAAACAAATTGTGAGAAGGTGCTTATTAAAGTTTGTAGGGTTTGTCTATAGATTTGAGTAACTTTAGCATCAGATGTTGATCTAGTAACTAACTCTTGATATAATTGTTTTTCAAAATTAAGTTTTTGATTTCTAGCTAAACCTTTTCTACTAAAATTTATACTGTCAATACTTGAAGAATATTGACTATTAGTTAAATCATAATTTGATAATGATACAAAACTATCTTGAGTAGATTCCCCACCTAAGTAGTTTATTATATATTCAATTTCTGAATCTAGAATTGTCTGCCCTAGAATCTCACCTTCAAATGTGAGTGCTCCTATTTCAGAGTCTAAAATAATTTCACCAAGAATTCCATTTGGTTGAATCAGGCTAGATATAACTATCGCTGCTGATGTAGACAACCC